AACTTGTAACCCAGCTGCATCAGTTATACTAATTACAACACCAGCTGCTGGAATTGTGTTAGGGAATGATTCATCATCTGCTATAACTTCAAGACCACCAATAGGTGCGATTATACTTGATACATAATCTACAACAGCTCCAGAAGTAGGAAGATGAGAGTCACTATCAGAGATAGTTGTTTGCTCACAACCTATCTTAGCAATGGTTACTGAGTCAGCTGCTAGTTTATCTGTAGTTACATTACCATCTGTTATCTTAGCTGTTGTTACAGCATTAGAAGCTAGATTAGAAGCTTCAACAGTAGTACCAGCTATCTTTGCACCTGTAACTTGAGCATCAGCTATGTGTGCTGTGTCTATAGATCCATCTACATAATGTTCAGAATTAACAGAGTCATCAGCAATATTATCTCCATCTACAGCATCATTTGCTAATTTAGCGTGAGTAACATTAGCATCTAATATTTTAACTGTTTGTATACAATTACTAGCTAAATCTGTTGCTGTTATAGATCCGTCTAAAATTTTAGCTGGTGTTATTGCTCCATCAGCTATATTAGCTGTAGCAATAGTTCCATCAGCTATTTTTGCTGAAGTAACAGCATCATCTGCTATCTTAGCAGTTGTTATGTTTGCGTCAGCAATGTGAGCAGTGTCAATAGAACCATCAACATAATGCTCAGAGTCGATAGAATCATCAGCTATTTTCGCTCCTGTTACAGCGTCGGATGCTATCTTAGCAGTTGTAACTGCAGAAGAAGCTAACTTAGCTGCTGTAACTTGACTATCTCCAATATGACTTGTATCAATACTTCCATCTACTAATTCAGAAGAATCAACAGAATCAGCTGCCATCATTGTGGCTGTAACTGTTGCTGTATCTCCTGTTGTTACGACAGTACCTGTAACATTAGGTATGGTAATAGTACGGTCAGCTGTAGGATCAGCAACAGTAAGAGTAGTCTCATAACCGTCGTCAGTAGCCCCTTCAAATATAATCGTTTGGTCTTCACCCATCGTTAGGTGACCAGTCATCGTACCACCAGTAGTAGAGAGCTTTTGCTCGTCGTACTCCATAGCCTTCCGCATTAACTGCAGTTGGTTATTATTAAGGTCAGCAGATGTAATCGAAGCACCTGGACTATAGGTAGCTCTTGGTGTAGGAGCTCCCATATCTGTCTCAGGTCTAATTATAATTGTACCACTAGATAAATCAGCACCACCAATATGTATGGTTTTAGCTGATGTATCTACGGTATATTCACGGGGTGAGGCGGATTCATTAATTGTAGACGCTGTATAGGTAAGCGCTACATTATCTAATTCAACAGCTACTTCAGTCCCTTTGAATACATCAAAACTCCCTGAGTAGCTATATGTGTTTGCAGCTCCGGTATTAGCGGAGTGTGCTTTTGTTACTGTTGTATGTGCCATTTAGTTTACTTTCGGGAAGTTTGGACTTGTTTGCTTAGGAAAACTAAGATCTAAAATCTCAGATCTATTATCTCTAGTACGAGCAGATCGGCCATCTTTATCAGCTTTAACTTCCTGTAGATCAATGTATCCTATATGAGTTGGATCATTTATTACAGCCCAAGCCTTAGCTCTAGCTTGATTTATAAGTCTATCTATAATAGTATTATGTGGATAAGTATTAGGATCTATATCCCATTGAGCTGGGTTATTTCTATTACTTTCCATTTTCTCCATAGATATCTTAACATCTTTTAATGTTGATACATAATCTAAGGCAGCTTCTAAGTTTTTAAAGCTTCTACCTCTGAATTTAATAGGTACCGTACCTATAGCATTCTGGAAGTGCGCTCTTACTCTTGCATGTTTAACAAAAGAGTAACCGCCATAAGCATAAGTTGTAGATTTAAGATCGTAATTACTATCTAATAAAAGCTTTCTTCCAGGTGATTTACTTTTATAATCTATTTGAATAGGTGATACAGCATTAAATGCTCTGCCTATAAAATTCCAATTATTAATTGGCTTTCCATTTAGCATATCACTTTTCTCTATTAAAGGTTTAGGTGACAACCCTTCCATAAATTGGTTTCTATTTCTAATAGAACTCCACATGTCAGAATTTAATTCCTTCATGTGTGGGTTAATCCATTTACCGAATTCATTCCTCAGACCTGCAAGAGGTATGCTATTATTAAATACATTAGCAGCTGTCTTACTCCAAGCCCACGGTTTCATCTGAACCATTTGCATCATTTGATCTAAACCAGACATATATGTCTTACCTGTTAAACCTCTACCTAAAACAAATGCTACAGCTTGTAAGCGTTTCTCTGCCCACTGACTTCCCATTAATTCCATGTTATCACCGATATCAGCAATAGCAGAGAATATAACATTGAAAGGTTCTAGTGAAGAATAATCAAAACCTACATTACCGAAATACATATGGTTAGGTTTCCATCCAGCATTGATCCAATTCTGTTTAAGTTGCCTATCAGCAGGACCGTTACCTGTTAACTTATCTGACATATACATACCAACCATAGTTGTAACTACTGCAGAACCTACCGCCTGTCTTCCAGCAAATAAGTTTCTAGCATTAGCTAAATCTTCAGCATTCTCAATACCATATTGTAATAATTCTGTAAAATCATTACCTCTATGTCTTAGAATATCAATCGATTCTTTATGTAAAGCACCTAGTAGTGGTGTATTTTTATAAGATAAATTCAAACCATTGATACCTGTTCTAGCAAATAGATAGAAAGGTTTAAACAATGGATAGGTATTCATTAAATCATCTAATTTAGCAGCAAAACCTTTTAATTCAGATGTTAATGTAATTTCTTGGAATTGTTTCTGTAACCACTTATCTTGACTTAAATCTATATTACCGTCAGCGTCAAGCATATTAGCCATATGAGCATCTTCAGCTTGTTTCAGCATTCCTGCATCTATGTCTGCATTGTTACTATCAAGAGTATCTATTATATCACGTAATCCTTTCTCTCTTGACCTAGCTCTTGCCATCAGCCATTTGAATGTGTCATCAGTAGCTGCCATTACACGAGGAGACCAACTAAACAATTTGTTGTTGTTCATCTCTCGTGCTTGATTGGTTATATAAAGAGCGGCTTTATCACCATCTGTACCGTTTTTCTCAGTCCAGGCTTTATATAATTCCCAATTATGATCACCTCTAGTAACACCTTCGGAATATCTAGTTCGTATATTAGCAAAATCTGCTCCAAACTTAGACTTTAGATTTGTTCTAAATATCTGATAAGCTTCTGGGATAAGCTCAAACATAGCTTTAAGCTTAGCATTAGCCACCCTACGTGATATTATATCATCTGAAAATGGTGAACGTACTAAGGCTCCAGCTGCTTCATTCAGAGAATTATAAAAAGCATTAGTAGTAGTACCTAGTATAGCTCTAAGTGGTGTTTTAGGACCACTGAGGATACTATTTACCATAACTGCTTGCAGCTCACTGACCATTGCACCTGTCTTTACCTTACCATCGAACTTACCACCTCGAATCTTCTGTCTCATCCAAGCATCAAAGTCTTTCCAGTTGTGGATTTTATTTGACATTTTAAAGACTTCTAAGATACCTTCAACTAATTCGTTAGAATCGTTATTTTCTAACATCTTCATCATTAGTCTTACGCCATCTTGTGATTCTCTTAGTAACTCATTACCACGTCTGCTTACATTCTGAGTAATCTCTGCTAACATATCTTCTGATAACTTACCACCTTTTGCACCTAACATGTCACGCATGAGATTCCAGGTATATCTGGTACGTTTTACCTCAGATAATCCAAGTACAAGGTTGTCTGCAATCCTACGCATTGAACCATCTGTAGCAAATAAATCAGTTTTACCTGCTATGAAATCTGTAGAATTAGCCATGTCTCTTAGTTTAAATAAGAGAGATTGGTTGATAGCATCTGCTACTTGTAAATTCTGAATACTCCAAGATGTTATAGGATCTAAATCTCCTATAGCTCCTGTACTTAATTTTGTATCATTGATTAAATCACCCCAATATTCTCTAGGTGTTAAGGAAGCTGCATCTCTACCTTGTATTTCTTGTATCCTTTTTAACGTACCTTCATGCATATTTGCTATGATACGTTTCTTACTTGGTAGTGACTCTATTTGCTGTTTATATACAGGATCATTGACTAAAGCATCAGCGAGATCTACTCTCTTTGCATTTGAAATTCCCTGTTTAGCAGCGCTTCTAAGTTCTAATGGTGAGAACAGTTGTCCTGTACTACCACCCTCTACACCAACTTGTCCGTCAATTTCATCGGCACCATTAAGGACTTCACGGGTATTCTGCCTTCTAGAGGCATGGCCTTGTCCAGGCTGACGTGCGTGATCAACTGCTTTATAAGCACCTTGTCCTGAGTTATATTGTGCTGGTGTTAATCCATCATCTACAAATGCGTTATTAGGACCATCATCAAATAAAGTTAATTGTTCAGCACCAGCTTCTTCTATATCCTTATTCTTTTGATTCCTTACATCAAACCAATAATCATCATCTCTTACTCCTTGACCTTTCCAGGTTGAATCAAATTCATAAGTACTAGTTTTTAATTGGTTATAGTTTGCTTGGTTTAGCCTCCATCTACCACCAAAAACACGTCCAATACCTTTGAAAGCACCCCACATACCCATACCGAATAAACCGTCTGTAACGGTCTCATCTAGAGCGTTTGAGAATTGTATACCAAGTGGTGACTCTAAACCATGGGCAAGCTGTGGACCTATAATTGGGGTTTCGTAAAATTTACTAGCCATCTCACGTACCCAAGCACCTTGATTCTCAATACCATTTAAACCTTCATAGGTATAATCTCTGAACATTGCTGTGGGCATAGTTTCAATAAGCGCACCTTTGAAAGCGGTACGTCCTACGTTACCAGTTCCTACAAGGAAATTAACTAATTTATTCTTATGACCAAAACCTGTCCTAGCTAAAGCTACGGCACCTGGTTTACCAAATAATTGACCTGCCTTACCAGTATAATATGCTTTATATGTAATATCAGGGTTTATAAACCTACTCATACCCATGAGTCCAGTCCGTGCAAAAGCAGGCATTGCGATTTTAGAAGTACTTGCAAGTGTTTTTAAACCTGCCCCTGCTAATCCTGTAGCTCCCCAGGTGGCAACCATTGAAGGCATCCAGTAACCAAGTTCATATAAGAAACCATCGCCCATACTTCTTTGTACAGGGTCTTGTAACATTTGTGATACTAATGATCCTTTGTTTAAAAGGATATCATCCAGGATTGGATCATGAGTAGACCAACCACTACCACCAGGCATTAGATGCGCTGCTGCTTTTTCAAGAGTTTGTAAAGTTTGATCAGTTATAGCATATAAACCACCACGAACATTCGACACCATCCCTGTTCTAATATTTTCAACCTTGTCTTGGCCAGTTTTAGCATAATTAAACATATGCTTACGACGTTCATTCAACATTCTACTTTGGTTCATGTCGATGCTCATCACACCTGACCGTCTGCCCAACTCTGTTCCAGGCTGAAATATAGAAAACTGTCCCTCAGCTAACATCTGCATAAAGAATCCCATGGTGCGATGAGAGAACTTTTTATTTCTCAATCCATCCATCCATCTTTCATGGTATTCAGTTTCTTGTTCATAAGTAAAGTGTTTGTTACCACCATACCTATCTGAAAAAGTATAACGTCCGTCATTGTTTATATCATAAACAGCTAACAGTGCTGGAGATGCATTAACTTTTTCTACTTGTTCAAGGACTGCTTCTAGGTTACGTTCACCACCTTTTAATTGAAAGTTTCTGTCCCAATTATACTCTTCATCGCTATAGACAGTATCTGTTCTATATAACTTTCGTTCGTTCTCTGTAAATTGATTTTCAACTGAAGCTTGAGGTTTTTGCCATATTTTAGAACCACTTTCAAGATTATAAGGATCAGGATCTATTCCTATTATTGATTCCTCTTCTCCTTCTTCTGGAAATGTTAGCTCACTAGGATCTACTTCTTGTTCGGGGTTAAAAATTTGATTCCCTAATTCTAGTTGTTCTTTCCATTCAGCTTCTTTCTCCTCATCAAGGGCTCTTTGCCCTGCTGTTCTGTAATCACCTGGGTAGTGTTTCTCTACCTCATCTACATACTCATCATAGTTTGCATCTGTACCACCTATATCTTCTATATCAAGAGTAGTGTCAACAGGTGTAAATTCTGAAGGGTGAAAATTATAATCATCCATTATACTACCTCCGTTTGTAAGAATGGTTGTACCATCTCTGGACTATCCCATACGGACTTCCTTTGGTTGCCGTTTTCATAAGCTTTGATATCTCTAAAAATGTTCATTGCAACTAAAGGGTTTCCATTATATAATGCATTCATTCCTGCATTTGCTAATGGTTGTACATTGGGTGTTTCTTCCAAAGGTTCGTCATTTTCATTTTTACCTGAAGATAATTGATACATAGGTATATTATCTAATCCAGGGTAACCAGCTGCTTTTAATTGAGCATCGATTAAACCATAGTAACCACCTTCTTTAGGATTCCTACCGTTAGATAATACTTTATAATACTTAACTGCTTCTGCAGCTTCAGCTAAACCTTTATTTACATTCTTATGTTTTGCAATACTATCTGCAATAATTTTTAACTGGTCTGCACCATATTGACCACCGATAGTTCCTTCAAATATTATTCTTCCATTTGTTTCAAATATCTCTCTTTTACCTCGACGGCCTTCAAGTACTCTACGGTTAGCAGCTTCTAATTTATTTATAGTATGGAACCCTTCTTGGACATATTTACTAGCTTCACCGGCTGTAGTGATATCATGAATCACACCCGATAGTTGTAATGGCTCATCAGTATCTGGGTCCTTAACTTGACCTGGTTTACCATATAAAGCATAATGTCTAGCAACATCTTTATCTTGGTATATACGAAAGTATTTATTGTATTGAAGTAAGTAATCTTTTTTAGCATTTTCAAGAGCTATGTCATATTCAAGACTTTTTTCCTTACTCTTAATACCCATATCAGCAAAGTTGTTATTCAAAGCTGTTGTGATCAAACCTGTTACGTCGCCATATGCAAGTTTAGCTTTTTCAAATTTATCTGCGTCATCTCTAAACTCTGAAGCTGCAAGAGGATGAAACCAATCTAATTGGTAATGGAATATCTCACCGTTCTGTATTGCCATAAGTCTTTCAATTTCAGTTTTATCCTTCCTCTGATCTCTCTTACTAGCAGTCTCGTAGTTCTTTACCTCAGGAGGAACTGTTGCACCTACTTGGGCGTATCGATCATAAAATTTTCCTACTTCATCTGTAGTTAAAAGCCTTCCTTCTTCACTTGCTTTCTTAGCAGTAGCAATGAAACTAGCTGTAATAGCCTTTCCATCTGCCTTCTGATTTTTTAATTCCTGCTCAACCCATGATGAATAACCACTTCTGATATCAGCTCTAAGCTTTGTAAACCTTGGTCCCCACTGGTCTCCAAATGTAGTACCAGGTGGTTTGCCAAGTTTTTTTCTCAGAGCTTCTGGTAAAGGCATGTTAGCATATTCATCTACTATATCAGTATTACCTTTATTTTGAATACCTTCCTCTTTCCACATACCAAACAATGCATCTAAAGCACCTGTGTTACCTACTAACTTATTGTTTTTATCAACAGTTAATCCGTATTTAAGTAAGAATCTTGCAGCGTCTTTTGGTCCTTTTTTTCCAGTTAAGTAATCTAATTTAGCTTCGGATTGGGTATTCATTGAGGATTCAATGTTATACCTTTTTCTATACTTACTCATTAAATCATCTTTAGCTTTCTGTATGGTATCATCCATACCAGAAACTTTAAGCATGGCATCTGAATACTTATCAATGCCTAAAGACTTTCTAAGTTTAGCTGCCATTACATTTACAGCAGCTTCTTTAAAAGGTAGAGCTTGTATATTCTTTTCTCTTAATTGCTTTGGTGTGTAAGTTACGCCTGCAATAGTGATTGGTTCCTCACTATTGGACATAGTCCATTCTAGTTGGTCGGCATATTTTAACTTAGCTTGGCGAAGCTTTTCTTTTACATATCCTACCTGTTGGTGAGGAGATAGTTTAGCAATACGATCAGCATCAGGGTAAGCATCTACACCTTGAAGCTCTAAAATTTTTCCCTTTAATTCATTGTAAGCGTAATCCTGATCTTCAACACTTTCAAATTCATCTAATAATAGACCTTGTTCTCTCTTTGCTTCGATTGCGGCTATCTTCTGAGAGTGAGTGCCAATAGTTTTAGCTCTCTCTTCATCCTCTTTACGAAGCTGCATCTTACCTTCATACTCTTTAACCTTTATATCCTCTTGCTTCCACTCTTGTAAGCTTTTCGAGAAGCTTGATAGCTTTAGAGCAACATCTCTAGCTTCTGATTCAGCAGTAATACCTCTTTGCTGAGCGGTTCTAGTTCTCTCAGCATTACCTTGCTGTAGATTCCTACGTCCAGATTCTTTTAGTCTGGCGATATTTTTTGAATATGTCATAACTTGGTACTTGGGTCTTGATATTCAATTCTAGATCCAGCTGATATACCACTATACCTAGACATCTCGGCTAAGTTTAAATCACTCACATCGACAGTTGATGTAGTTTGTTCTATGTTCGGATTAGCAGAATCAGAATTATCTATAGAATTACCATCTCCTCCTTTGCCTCTCCAATCTTCAGCCTTATTAGCTTTGAAATCTTTGTAGCCTTGTACAGCAGATCCAGCTAATCCAAGGATTAATCCAGCCTTACTAGGTGCAGCTTCAAGTTCCGGTGCCATAGGTGTATGCCCGTGAACAGGGGAGAATCGAACTTTCTCATATATATTCCAAGATTTATTTTGAGCATCATCTCGTATAACATCTTTCCTGAGAGCTGTTGTATCTCTAGCCATCATCATTGAATGCAGTTTATTTGATTTAAACTGTCCTGCTTTCAGAGCACTTTTACCTGCTAATCTAGCTGCAGTCTTACCAGTACCTGTACCAGCATAATCATTCTCATACATTTTTATAATAGCATTCTCTATCTCTTGATCACCTTGGGCAAATATCTGATCTAATTGTTGGTCTTGTTCTGACCATTGATTTATCATAGATTGATAAAGCTGGTCTTGTTCTATATCTTGTACTTGTACATCGTTCTTCCATTCGTTATTATCAAGCATGACTTCACGCTTGTATTGACGATTGGCTTCTTCAAAATTTCTTAGCTTGGCTCTATTCCTACCTTTTCTGGCGGAATCAGCTGCGCTGTGTTGTTGCATCTGACCGGCCATATTTAGGCCCATCGAGATCATTGATACTGGTTCGCACACGGCAAAATTCTATAAAGGTTAATTGGTTGGGACCATGTTTAAGCTCCCTTAAGAACTTAAATCCCAGAAACTTTAGAAGTTTTAGATGAGCGGTATTCCGTTTATCTACAATGTTCCAAAGGAGTTTCTCTTCTCTGCTTTCAATAAATCGCTTAGCTTCACGTGCAAATGTAAGTGGATATTCGTGGATAGCTGGTGTGCATAACATCCAGATTTTTCCACCATCTTGCACTCCGGCCAATCCGGCAGTCTTACCGTTCGGCACTTCGAACCATACTGCGTCTCCATTAAAAGCAGCCATCGGGATTTGAAAAAGTGGGAAATGACCGTGGCCTTCCGTTATTTCTCTGTAATCATCAGGACGAAGATTAGAGGCTACATCAATAGCAGCCTCCATTGTAATTGGGTGAATGTATTTAGACACGTTTATAGTATCTTGGTGAATAATCTCCCTCCCAGTTCATTGAATGAATGGTAGCAGGAGATGGGTGATTAGATTTAATAAGTACGCTTAAATTTACATTTCTATCATACACAGGTATAGTATGCATATATCCAGTAGCTATCGCTGGTGTACTAGATAGCACATTATCCCATTCAAGAGATTCAACTGTATAGGTATAATCATCTCTACCTCTTCTCTTCAAGGTGACATCTATAACACCTACATCTCCAAAGTCAAAATTCATTCTATGGATAACTAAAGAACCACGAGTTTCAGATCTTATCTTATCACCTTCAGCTCTAGTTACATATAGCTTAGGTAGTTCTACCTCAAACTCATACTCATATCCAATGACTAAATCAGTATTTACACTAATACCATCTTTAGTAGAAGTCTTCCAATTACCAGGTAATTCTACTGATTTGTTTGGATGGGATCCAGTAATTTTAGCTGAAGGTATATCATAACTCTTACCTCTAGCATCGCTGTCTGTTGTACAGTAAGCTGTTAGAGTACGTGAGCTATAGTATCCTGCACCTAATGTAAATGTTGTTACATCAGTAGATCCATTATAAGTTAAATCACCTGTTGCAATAGTTTTCTTAGTATCTAAATGTACCCTATTAACAAGGGGTTCATCTCCTATTAACAGTGTATCGTCAGATAATTTTATGTCAAATTTTTCGAAGGTATATGTACTACCTGTATTTAATACAGCATAATACACGTCATCCATAATAGATTGATATATGACATTATTAGGCATAGTCCATCTGAACCATGCAGACTGCACACGTTTCTGTCCTTGCTCAAACCACTTATATCCCCAAATTTCATTTGAAGCAGTGTGTAAAGTGCTGTCTATACCAAATAGAATTATATTATTTTCAGTTGAAGCTGTTGCTAATGTTATATTCGATGGGAATAATTTATCTATAACCTTACTTTGTTCTAGTACAGTAGGTTCTTCTCTAGTAGTAACCCCAGCCATTTCATAGAACCTACCATTTTTAGCAGTACTATTTATGAATCCAATAGTAGTACCTAAAGAGAAAGGTAAAGTATCAGGGTTAAATGCATAAGATGATAGGTAAGAAACCTTAGCTGTTTCAGGTGTTAAAAGAGCTTCAGCTCCTGAGCTTAGAAGGAATTGTTCATTCGCACTAAACAGAACTAACCCTGCCGGTGCTTCGACTGCATCATAGAGTTTAGTCGGGAACGTAGAACTTGATTGTAAATCAATAGGGTCTGCATTGGAAATAGCCATAGCAGTCTTAACCCAGAAATTTAAGTAATCATTAGTTCTAGATAGAATGACATTTTCTTCACTAAGCATAGCTATTCTATTACGGAAGAACATCATCTTCTGAATAGGATAACCTACAAAGGAAGGTGCTGAGTTAGTTATATCATCACCTACATCACGTATACCCCAATCTGGGTAAGAGAATTGGAAGACACCATTTGAATAAGTTCTACTGGATCCTCCATTGATAGCATATGTACCAGCGTCTACAAACTTCAGCTGTAGTGGCATAGTATCATCATCTAATTCTACATTAATACCAGGAGCTGCTACCTCTTCCCATACCCCTTCACCAAAGCGAGCTGGTGTAAAGGTCATAGTTGAACTACCAGCTATAGTACCTGAGGCTGATGTTGCAAATGTAAATGTTGTAGAACTAGGAACAGAGGCTAATGTATAATGCCCGTCTAAAGCACCTCCACTAGTAAAGTCAACAAATACTTGATCACCATTACTTAAGCCATGAGCCGCTGCAGTTGTTACTGTTACAGTGGTACCAGATCTAGCATAAGTAGCAGTTTGTGATATATCAGCACTAATACCTTCAGCTTGGAAACGAAGATAATAATCATCCATATCCTCACCACTATTTACAATACGAACAATATATCCATGACGGCATACACGTGGTAGATCAGCTATATTATTTGCTTCGCTTGTTACAACATTCATTAAGTTTCTTTCAGGTGAGGTTACACCAAAAGGAGTAGCTCTATATAAATGAATACCATTACCTACAATAGTAGCTGTTATACCATGACCAGATATAGCATCTATACTAGCCTTAAGATCACCTAATATACCAGCTGCTGATACATGCTCTTCATTATTTGAAGATGTAGGAGCTGGTCTTATCAATGCTACATTAGCTCTAGATGTTATAGTTGAGTGAGATTTAACAGTAATTGTTGTTGTAACACCTTTCTGAGAAGTGTAAGCATGAGTATCGTTAGTTGTCCAACCTTCTCCACCAAACTGTAACTTAGCATATGGAGCATAAGCATCATAGTAATCATCACCCTGTATATCACCAGTAGCATTCTTAGGTTGAGGTGTACAACGAGTGTCCATCTCATACCTTAAATTTGTCTTACCACCTGAGCTTGCATTAGGAGGTGAGGTAGATCCTATAGCTGTACCAGAAGATCCATTAACAGTTTCTCTACCCATACCATGACACGAGCCATCACCAGGTTCTCCTGAACCAGCTGTAACTCCACCAAAAGTACATGCATCATCAACGACTATACTTGTAGCACGTGCATATGAATATGTTGTATTATCATCTGGATCATAGATATCTAGTGCATACTGTTTACCATAAGAAATAGTATCTAATTCTATATAAGCTTCATTCAGTGCAGTAGGTGATTGCTTACTTGGAGTAGATAGTATTGCAGTATTCTTACGTCGGTTGACAAAGAATGTAGTTTCATTAATTGTTAGTACCTGTATATCAGAAGACTTCTCATCTGATAAAGCAGTATTGTCTAGGTAAGTAGCTTTAAGTGTTCCAGGAACATTAGCATAATCGACGGGTATCGAAGCACCGTCACTACATCTCCATATTTTAACATCTCCATCTGCAGCACATTGGCCGATATATTGTTTCTCATCAGTTGAGTAAATACTAAACCATTTAGAATTCGCTCCTGTATCAACAGCATAAGTTGCACTATCTCCGTATGGATTACTTGTGGTGGTTATATCTTTTATCAGATGACTGCCAGGACGTTTGGTTAATTGTTTAACAACATCAGGGACGCCATTAACTAAATCAACAACTTGTCCTGGTACTTTCTTTTCATCTGGTTGTTGTGATATTCCTAACACATAGTTAGAAACTTTTTGCGTTACACTGGCCATTAGCGTCTCAGGGCTTGATAAGGTTTATAAGATTGATAAGCTGATTCATCAGGCCAACCCATGAAGTTATGATCTCCTTGGTTGCATTCATATTCCATAGCAGCAGCACGTGCTTGTACTTCATATGTTTGTAACATCTTCTGTAATGCTGCGTTAGAAACTAACTGTACAGCAGCTCGACCTGATGCTTTATATATAATATACCTTTGCCATGGTGCTGGTATATCTTCAAAATTAAGTAGTCTTACTTTATTAACATAGAAGTAATCATCATCTGGAAATTCAAATGTATGGTTTACTCTATCATACATCTTCCAAAGTCCATCACTATCTTTTCTTCTTACAAAGTCACGTGTTTTATCCCACGCATCTGTCATATCTATACGCATCACATCAGACTCAATAATGATTTTATTGTCTGAAGTAGATACGTTTTCTTTTATATGATATTCAATATTAAATTGCCAACCTTCATTCTGTACGTCTTGGTTAACTTCTTTTAATATATTA